TTATCGTCAGCTATGAATTACATAAAATTTATGGGTGCAAGTGGTAATATAACAAAAGGTGAGTTCACAGTTTATGGGGTGGTAGAATAATGGGAACATTAACAGTAGATAATTTAAACTTAAAAGGTTCTGGGTCAGTTTCATCGCTTGGTAGAATATTACAAGTTGTTCAAACTGCTAAAACAGATACTTTTACTTCATCAAGTTCATCATTTACAGATATAACTGGATTGTCAGTTTCAATAACTCCATCAAGTTCATCTAGTAAAGTAATGGTTATAGTTGAAACAAATACCTCAACTACTGGTGGTAATAATGCAATATTAAGATTATTAAGAGATAGCACAGTAATCGCTGCTGGGGATTCTGCTGGTTCAAGACCACTTGCTTTTGCTCAAACAAGAGTTAATGACACAAATGCATCTTTGGGTTCGTCAGTAAATTTTTTAGATAGTCCTAACACAACTTCTGCAACAACTTATAAAGTACAAATGTTGAGTCAAAGTGGTACAGTGGGAATCAATCGCACAAATGCAGATAGTGATTCGTCAGTGATAGCAAGGACTATTTCTTCTATAACTGTAATGGAGATAAGAGGATAATGGATTTACATAAAGCAATAAGAGCAATACATACATCAGTAGTAACCATAAATGGTGATACAGAAAAAACTATTGTTGCAACTGATAAAGATAACAAAGAAGTAACTGTTGATTGGACAAAGGTTAATGCTTGGAAAGACCCTAATGAATATCAATATAAAAGAGCAGATGAGTATCCAAGTATCGTAGATCAACTAGATGAAATTTATCATAATGGAATTGATAGTTGGAAAACAAAAATTAAAACGATTAAAGACAAGTACCCTAAAGGATAAAAAATGGCATATATTGGAAAAGAACCTTCGTTTGGTGCATTTGAAAAAGACATCTTTACTGGTGATGGTTCAACTACACAATTTACTTTGACACATAATGTTGCCTCTGCAACTTCAATCATAGTTTCTTTAGGTGGTGTTATTCAAGAGCCTGGTAGTGCATATGATATTGCAATGGTTAGTGGTTCTCAAAAAATTCAATTCGCATCTGCACCAGCAAACTCTGTAAGATGTTTTGTTATTTATCTTGGTAGACAACAGTTAGTAGCATCTAGAACTGCAACAGATACAACTCCAACAATAGATAATTTTACTGGTGATAATTCAACAACTGCATTTACTTTGTCAAGAGTTCCAATCAATCCATCAAGTAATGTTATCGCTTTTGTTAATGGTGTCTTTCAAAAATTTACAACACATTATTCTGTATCTGGTTCAACTCTTACATTTACTTCAGCACCAGCTTCAGCCGCAATAATAGTGGTGATACATTTATCAACAACAAATGAAGTTAATTTAGGAACAGTAAGTGATGATGCTATATCCACTGCAAAAATTCAAGATAACGCAGTTACAAATGCAAAAGCTCAGTTTACATATTCTTCATCATATTTTACTGGTGATGGTTCTACAACTGCATTTACAATTACAGCAGGACATACAGTAAATAGTATTTTAGTTACAGAAAATGGAGTTCTTCAAAAACCAACTACCGATTACACTGTGTCAGGCACAACTTTAACTTTTACAACTGCACCATCTAACACAGTTCAAATTGGTGTCAGATTTTTAGTAGTATAGGATAATAAAATGACCACAAGAATAACCACAGATAATATTGCAGATGGGACAATAGAAACCATTGATATAAAAACTAGTGGACTTGGTTCAAGCGCAATAGAAGATGGTGCTATAACAACTGCAAAGATTAATGTATCAGTGAGTCTCGGTGTTTCAAATGTGTTACTAGAAGATGGTGATAATCTTTTACTTGATGGTACGGATGGTTCAAGTTCTAATGCTGGTTCAAGGGTTCAGCATGATGATGTTCTAGATGCAACTGCTATTGGGGGTGCTGGTGGTGGTGAGGATATTGCATTGGGTATTGGTCAGACTTGGACTGAAGAAACTTCTAACCGAAGTAAAAATGTTGAATACACAAACACGACTGGCCGACCTATTGCAGTAATAGCAAGTCATAATATTCAAGCTGTTGCGTATTGTTCAGTCAAGATAGATGGTGTAACTATTGCAAACAATTATGCTCGTTTTAGTAGTGCTAGTTGTGGGCCGTGTATCACAATCGTAGTACCAGCAGGGTCAACTTATGAGTATTATATGTATGGTTCTGTTGCAGAATGGTGGGAGTTAAAATAATGAAATATTTTAAAGATAAAAATAATAAACTTTATGCGTTTGAAGAAGATGGTTCTCAAGATAGTTATATCAAAGATGGTATGATACAAATCACAAAAAAAGAAGTAGATGAAATTAATGCAAAAAAAGATGAGGAAATGTTTTCTGCAATGTCTTATTCAGAAAGACGAGAGTTAGAATACCCACCTTTCACCGATTATTTAGATGGTATTGTTAAAGATGATAAGGAACAAATTGAATCTTATATTGCAGCCTGTAAAGCAATAAAATTAAAATATCCTAAGAAATAATAAATAAATAAAAGGAATTAAGATGGTAACTAGAATAACAAAACAATCACCAGTTGGTGGTGCAAAATTAAAAAGACCAGATGGTTCAACTTATATGGAATTACCAAAAACACCTTATGATGCAAACAAAGAAGGTGAAACTAGGAAAATTGATGAAAAGACTGGATACTTTGGAAAGAAGGTTTCATAAATGCCGATAAGTAAAATACCAGTAGGTGCATTACAATCTGGAACGATTGCAACAACACAGATTGCAGACAATGCTGTCACCACTGCAAAAATTTTAAATGATAATGTTACCTCTGCAAAAATTCCAAATGATGCAATCGGTTCAACAGAAATTGCTGCTAGTGCAGTAACTCGTGATGAATTACAATCAGCTGCAGTAAATAATATTTCATCAGATTCTATTATTTTAAATTCTACAAACGGAACGGCAGATGCTGGTGATTTTTTAGTTTTAGATGGTACTGATGGTGCTGGTGCAAATGCAAATCATAGAATATTATTTGACGAAACTTTTGTAGATAAAATTGGATTGTTTAATATTAATACTTTAGGTGCTGGTGGTACTGCACTTAAAGTAAATGATGCTGGAACTGGATTTGAATTTGGAAGTGCTGGTGGGTTGGTTTTATTAGATACAACTGATATAACAACAAATACTTCAACCTTAGTTTATAATAATACATTAATTAATGATACTTATGATAAGTATATTGTTGAATATACTGGATTAAAACCAAGTTCAGATGCTGTATATGCCAGGTGGAGATTTTCAAGTGATAATGGAAATTCTTTTCTTACAGGCACATTTAATTATGGATATAGGTATACAAAATTAGGTGCAGCTTCTCATTCTGGTAGTGGTACAACTAAATCAAATTATGCAGAATCAAGTTTTGGTAATGGTACTGATACTAATTATCCAGACCACGGACATTATGTATTCAATGCTTTTAGAGATTCCAATAGTTTTAAAATAATTACAAGAACACACACGATTAGAGATTATGCAAATAATCTATATTACAATGATGAGGGTTGGGGTTATTATGATACAACAGTTATAAATTATATGGAATTTAGTTACACAAGTGGAAACATTGCAGATGGAACATTTAGTTTGTATGGGATAGCAAAATAATAAGTCATAGGAGATAAAAAAATGGCATACACACACAAAATGGTTAATGGTGAAAAAGTACCCTTGACCGATGCAGAAATTAAAGAACTTGAAGCAAGAGATGTAGAGTGGGCAAAAGGTGCTTACGATAGAGCGATTGCAAATTTGAGAATGGAAAGAAATAATAAACTTTCTCAATCAGATTGGAGAGCAAACTCTGATGTAAGTATGAGTGCTTCTTGGAAAACTTATAGACAAAGTTTAAGAGACTTGACTAATGGATTAGATACCGAGGACAAAATAAATAAAGTTACTTGGCCAAAAGAACCATCATAAGATGGACTAAATACTAATAAGGAATAACAATGGCTGCGATTATTACAGAAAAATTTAGATTGCAAAATGCAAGTCAGTTTGCAGAGTCTTTTTCAGAAACAAATGAACATTATTATATGTTTTTAGGAAAGTCATCACC